ATACGGAAATAATTTGTTTAATACTTCTTTTCGTTTGTCGTATCCACAATCGCACCGGTAGCTTTGCTAAACTTTTCTACTACTGCTTTAATTCCTGTTACTTCTGTGATTTGTTCTATTGTATCACCTAAACCTTGTGCTTTTTTTCTACCTCTTGCCATAATTTTTAGTTTTAATAAATTCCGTTATAATCGTTATTAATGTAATCTTGGTAATCTTTACCAAATTTTGTATTTAAAATTTCTTTATAATTTTTTATTGAATTAAAAATTGAAATTAAACTGATGTTTGTTTCTTTTGCTATATCACGCATACTCATATCAGAATCACGGTATAGTTTAAATAGCTTTTCATCGTACCAATGCCAATTTTTAATTTCTTCATCTATTAGCAAACAAATATCATTATAAGCATTGTGTTCATCTAAATTAGAATCATCAAATAAAGTAAATTGTTCATCTATAGAAACTTTATTTACTTTCATTTTCTTATTATAATACTGAAAGAATAAACTTTTTAAAGTGAAAAACACGTAGCCTTTTCTGACATTGCCTGAAGCATCTATAATCTTTGTAGCATCTGCATACTTATGCAAAGCTATGTACGTTTCCTGCACTATATCTTCAGCGTAATCATATTCACCAAACGAATTAATAATTTTAATCCATTCATCGTGATGTGCTGCTACTTGTTTAAGCCATTTGTTATCCATACAAAAGAAAATGAAATTACGAATAAAAGCACTTGTATTGTGTGTTCAGTTTCATCTTCATAAACATCATCGTTATATAATGCGCCAAGCATTACACCTTTAATTGGAGTTATAATAATTTCACAGTCTACAAACTGAAATACTATTAAACAAATTAAGCAAAAGCAAACAAGAAATAAAATCATAAATTATTGTTTTAAAGTAAATGCAAAATCGCACATTTTTTGTATCAAAGTAAACCTAAAACATTTTTGCGGTTATACGTGCTTCTTTTCGTTCACGTTCTATTGGTTTAATTTGAAAGTTAACAGTTATATCAGTTAGTGTTTTATCTTTGTCTTGTAATCCGGTAATTACTTCTTCGAGCGCAATGTAATCAAATTTAGATTCTCTATTACACAATCTTTCAATTAAATGTAAATCAGCCTGTAATGTTCTAAAGTAATGCAGCATTTCTCTGTTATCACACCAATGTAATTCCATTCGTGCTGCTTCTGTTTTTAGTTCCTGAATTTTGTTTTCTATTTGCATCTTAAAATACTCCTTTTAATACATCGTATAAATTACCCTCTACCTGTGGTAAACCTGCTTTGTTTACTTTAAAGCTAAAACTTTCAAAACTTGTATTTCTACTTCTTTTACACGATACGGTTACTAATTCTTTATTGACTGTGTTTAGTTCTAATTGAATCTGTGTTTCTGCTTTTTTTTCTAATGCTGAACCTAAATGTCCTGTAGGTTTATCAGTTCCAAAATTAGAGTGAATAACAGTTACTATATGGCAATGCAGTTCTTTTGTCCATTTCATTAACTTCTGCACCACTAAATTACTTTCTTCAATATTGTTTACATCTGAACATAAATCTGCAATACCATCTATAATTACTAAACCTATTTCTTTACCTTCTAACTTTTCGTACAAGCAATATTCTATAAAATCAATTCTACATTTTGCGCTTAATTGCCTTAATGCGTAAGTGTGGTAGTTTTCTATTTTATTTCCTGACATTTCCATAGGTCTTTTAAAAACTAAAGAAGCGTGAAAATTGCCTTGCTCGGTATCAAAATGAATTAAATGTTTACCCTGCCTATTGCCTTTTAAATCACCTGATATTCCGTTTATTTCATCGTTTAAATAAACTGCTGAAAGCAAACTAATAAAGAACGTTTTTTTACTCTTTGGGGGTGCTTGTACAAAGCTAAAGTTTCCATAAGTTCCTACAGGTATAGGATATTCAATTACACCATCTTTTGTTTCAAATTGCTTAGTTCCAAATGAAATAGCAGGTAACGGATATTCTATTTTTTCTAAAGGGTTTATGTAACATTCTTCTTCATACAACTGCATTATTAATCTATGTGAATCTTTGTCTATTGTCATTTGTCTTTTGTAAAAAAAGGGTAGCTTTTACACTACCCTGTTAAATCTAAAATGGTAAATCATTATCATCGTTTTGGCTTGCGTTAAATTGTTCAGCCATATCGCCGTTTAATCTTCCTGCAGGTTTAGCTTCTTGCTTTGTAGCAGTTGTTACTTTACCATCTGTCCAAACTACTTTACCATTTCCAAGGTAGTTTTTAGCTTTTTTAGCTTCACGTTCTTCTTGCGTTTGTGAATCAGTTAAAGATACGTTTTGACCCCATTGGTTTGTTTCATCACTAATTGAAATTGTGAAGTTATAAAAAACTGCACCATCTTTTCCAATTACAAATTTTTCTTTTGGTAGTTTGTCTACTCTAATACTTGCGTTTACTAATGTACTCATATTTACTTAATTTTTAAAAGTTCTTCTTTTACTGATTTTGCTAATTTATATTTATTTTCTATCGTTGCAATATTACCACCTTTTTTTAAATATTCAATAGCCTGATTAAATTCAGGTGTATTTTTGTTTAACCATTTTTCTTCTGTTGCAGGTTTGCTTTCTTTACCGTGTGAATTAGTAGCATCAGCATCTTGTGTATCATCAATTAGTAACAAGTTACCTAACGCATACTTTTTACCATAACTTGAAGCAGAACCAAATGCTTGTGGTGTTTGCATTCCTTTTTGTTGTAAATCTACACCTACAATAGCAGTAGCTTCTATTTCGTTAATTTCGTTGTTATCGTGAATAGTAGCAGTAGAAACAATAATTGGTGTAGTTTCAAATATTACATTTACTTCTTCACGAATCGTAAAATAAACACCGTACTTTTCGTTAAATGGTTTTAAACCTTCTAATATATCTTCAGCACTTCTAAAGTTATATTTACCAAAGCTATTAAATCTACTCTTATTCGATTTAAATTCTACCTGTATTTTAGATAGTTTTTCTGCTAAACTTAATTCTGTTTTAGGCATTGTTTTCTTGTTTTAAATTATAAATCTGTTGTTTAATTATTCTTTTGTAATCTGTTGGGCAATCATCTGCTGCTAACTCAAAGCAGTAAGTTTCTAACTGCGATAGTAAATTATTCAATTTGCAAACATTTCTTTGTAATGCTTCAATTTGAAATCTTTGGTAGTCGATTAAATCTTTCATAATTAGTATCTAAAAATTATTTGAAATAAAAAATACATTGCTGCAATCATACAGAATGCGTACTGGTAATCTGATTTTTGAATAAAATTCTTTAAAAATGTTTTCATAATTTGTTATTTGTTGTTATTTGATGGAGCAAATGTATATCAAAAAAGTATATACTAATTTTTTTTAACAAAACTTTAACTTTTAAGCAAAAAAAAGGGTAGCTGACACTACCCAATTTTCAAAGAAATAACAAAGAACAGACAAATTTAATCCAAGTACAGAATTATATTTTATTTTTATAGTATTCTATTTTTTCGAGCAAATCTACATCAGCAAATTTAACTGTTTTTCTTGATTCATTTAATAAAGTTATTGACATTGTTTCGCCCAAGTATTTTGAATATAAGTATTGTTCACCATTACGCATAACATTACACGCATAACATTGAACTTGTACGTTATCTTCGTTCCAACGTGTAGAGTAATGCCTTCTACTCATAAAATGCCCTGCCTGTAGTTTTCGCCATTCATCTTGTTTACCACAAGTAACACATTCAGCAATTCCATTTACTGCATACCTTTGCCGTATGTATTGACTGAAAACAGTATCTAACTTTTTAACTAACGAACTTCTACTTACTTTTTTAGCCATAACATATCGTATATTGCATTTTAAACGTTTCTAACGAACTTTCTTTAGTTTTTAGTATACTTATATAACTTGTATAAAAATAGTGTCTTAAATCGCTTAAAATCTTTTATTTTTAATTTTATAATATATTATCTAAATATAACACTAAATAATATCTAAATATAACAATAAATATAACTAAATTATATAATATTAAATAAATATATTAAATAATATAAATATATTAAATAATATAATATTATAAAATAAGCAAAAAAGGAATTTTTATCTTCCTTGACCTGCATATTGCTTTTTATAATTCTTAGAAGTTTTTAATTTAGAAGTTTTACTTTTAGCGTGGATATTTGGTCTATTAATATCACGTTCAACTTTTACAATAACCGCAGTTTGTTTTGCCATCTGTACGCAGAATAAATTATAATTAGAATTAATAAAATCCACCAATAGTTTAAAATACTTTCTTTTCTATCTATATTTTTAACTTTAGTGTTTTGTTTAGTAGAACTTTTAGCTTCAGTATGCTTTATAACGTGTTTTAAATCGATTTGAGCAACTTTATTTGTATTTTGATATGTAGTATTATCTTTACGTTTTTTAATGCGTAATTTCACGTTAAAATACGTTTTACCATTTACTTTAATTTCTTTGGTAGAATCTAACGGAATTATACAAATTTCAGTTTCTTCAGTATCAATATTAATATTAGTATAATCATCTGTGGTTTTAATAGATTTACTACTATCAATTTGAGTTTTAATTACACTTGAATCTTTTTTTATTTCTGTAGTGTTTACTTGTACTTTTCTTGAACCACAAGACAGTAATACTAAACTAACTAAAATATATAAATGCTTCTTCATTTCTTCTTAATGTTAATCCACGTACTACTCTACCACCTGCTTTATTCCAACGTAAAAATTGGTCTTTTATCTTTGGATTCTTTGCATTTTCATTTACCATTTTAAGCAAAGTAGATAATTGAAATGCTGATACTCCAATATTGTAACAAAGTGAAACTAAAGAATTAAATTGATTTTGATTTATAGGATATGTAACTAATTTACTTACTTTATCAGCAAATCTATCAGCTATTTCTTTAAACATCTCAAACGCTTCTGCTTCTGTAATTGGTTTATCGAGTAACGTTACTTTTTTATTATTACTGTAGTAACAATTCCCGTACCCTATCGTGGGAACTTTTGCAGAACACAAATATGGTTTAGCACTAAAACCTTCAAATTTTGTAATTAACCGGTAACCTTCTGAATTTAATTTCATTTAGAAAATGTTTTAAAAAGTAAAGTAACTAATGCAGCAGTAAAAGCAGCTATAACAAATTTAGCCTGACGAACATAAACTTTCATTTCGTTATCGTTATCTTCAAGTTCAGTTACTCTGTTATCAATATCTGAAACTTTCCAAACTAAACCTTTAAAATCGTTTAACGCTGAACCTATTAAAGCTATTTTAATTTCTTTTATATCAGCAGAACGAATTTCACTATCTTGTTTTAATAGTTTTAAGTGTTGTTCTATTCTGTCTAATCTTTCACTTTCTAAATTAGTCATTTTTAAATTTATTAGGTTGCGATAAATATAATTTTACTGCACCAAGTGTTATTACTAATATTTTAAGGATTGTACCAAAGTATGCCGGTAAACCCATTTGTTCAATTAAATCAACGAGCAAATCAGTCGTTTGGTCAAGTATACCCAAAACGATTAAAATAATCGGCAATAAATGCTCCTTAATTTGTTTCATCGTCTTGCAATTTAGCCGCTAATTTGTCAAGTATTTGCGACAAAGCAACCACATCAGCCATTTGATAAACTCCCGCTTTTACTGCAATTTCAATCGCTTGTTTAAGTACGTTTAATTCTTCCATTTTTAGTATTTTAAAATTACAATTCCTTTGTCTTTTGCTACGCAAGTTTCTACCCAAGTGTTATCTTCGCCCCACGCTGCAAACTCCTCATCGGTTAACGTGTAATTCCAATTCGCACACATCAACCCTTCGTCGGTTAATAGTTCGTTGTAGGTGGTGCAAGTAGTTGCAGTCGTTTCAAAGTTAAGTATTAAAACTTTTAAAATTGTTGCTTCGCCTGTAAAAGGGAAATCAATCGGTTGTATTTGTGCCATTTTTATTTATATTGATGTTATTGTTTCCCAACTTGATGCCGTTCTTACGCATAATTTATTCAAAGTCGTATCGTAAACAACTAAGCCTGCGGCGGGTGTAGATATTGCATTTTTTTGCGTGGTTGTCATTCTCGGTGGTAGGAATCCTTTTGTAGTTGAATTTATTTGTACACTTGCTGAAGTGTTTGGTAAAACATTTTCACCAATCATTAATGCACCGCCAAATGGTTGTATAAATAAATCAGCAGCAGAAGTTGAAAACAAAGCCTGTATAATTGACCCCGAAGCTACATTATAACCTATACCTAATCTACCATTAACGTTGAAACCTATTTCAGCAGCATAGTTTGAGGTTAAGGTCATATTTGCTCCATTTAGAGCAGTAATTCTACCCTGCACCCTCGCCGTGCCGTTTACGTCTAATTTAAAGCCTGCGTCGGTTATTGTTCCGCCCGATTGAATAACTATATTACCTGTTGCGCCGAAAATACGCATTCTTTCATTTAAAATTGAGCCTACTCCAAATTTTATATTTGTTAACGATGTAACCGCTAAATCAACACCACCATATAAATAAGCATTTCCCGAAGCTAAAGCACCTGTTCCTGCACGAGTTGAGCCTATAATACCATATTCACAACTATTGTTTAAATCATTAAAACCTTGAAAAATTGTTGCGCCTGTATTTGTAGACGACCTAATTTTAGAAACTACAACATTTGTTCCAAGTATATCCAAAGCCTGTGTAGGTGTAGCCGTTCCAATACCTAAACGATTATTTGTGTTATCCCAAAATAGATTTGCACTTTGTTGCAATACATTTCCTGTGCCTTCAAATAAAACTCGCCCAATAGTTCCACTTGTTATTGGTGTCGTTCCAATAGCTAAACTTGTTGAACCCCCAACTATTAAATCGCCACTTCCTAAAACTGAATTGCCGTTAATAGTTTTGATGTTTGTGCCACTTACTAAGGCCGCTTGTTTGCCGTTGAAAGTACTCCAATCCGTAGAAGATAAAGCTCCACGATTTACAGCCGAAGCCGTTGGGAGATTAAATGTGTGCGTTGCGGTTGCTGAACTTATAGCAAAGTCCGTTCCGCTTGTTCCTGTTGCGAATGATTGTACTTGCGTAGTCAATCCGTTTAATGCGGTTATGCCTGTCGAAAATGTAGTAATGACTTGGCAAAGGTGATTGTCTTCCGTGTGTAGCTTAATTGTACGGCCCGAAGTAGTTACATATATACGAACTGCCAACCTATCGGTCGCTAATAACGTTGTTTGTGGTACTGCCAACGCGCTTACATATAAATCAATAGCCGTTCCATTTGTAATCCCTTCGGGATTTGCTGAGTTTGACGCTATTAATGATAAAGTCGTTCCATCCCATTTGTATAATTCAACGTAAAATGAAGGACTACCGCCACCACTTGACGCGCTAAAATACGTTTCAAAATTCCAATTACCCGCAGGAATTTCCAATAAATTAGGAACACCCGCATCAGTAATAAATGATTGAATATATCCGTTAGCTGCAATAGTAAAATCAGTCCCCGCCCCTAATATCGGAGTTCTGTCCATCTCTCTAAATGCAACACCGCCAAAAGTGCCTTGCGAAACTGAGCCGTTTAAATAAAAAGACAAAGACGCTCCCCCACCTGTTGAAGTTGGGAAGTTTGCAAGTGAGCCATCGCCTCGCACATATTGACTAACAAGGCCCGCACCTGTAACTTCTAAAGTACCAGCGCTTGTGATTGGGCTATTTGCTACGCTAAAAGCTGATGGCATTGTTAAACCTACAGAAGTGACCGCAGCGGGAATATCAGCAGCAGTTATAAAAGGGTTTACACCATCTTCACCATCGTTAGTTAAATCAGAAGTATTTGTAGGTATTTCATTATAAAGTTCCCAAACAGCAGCACCTTCTGTATTATCAGTACAAATATAATTAGTACCATCATCTAAAGTCCAAATAGAACCTACTTTAAAACGTAATGTAACATCAAAACTAAAATTAGGAACTGTATTAAAACCATTAGTTGAATTTCTAATAAATCCGTTTGTATCGAATACGTGTCTAATTCCGCCCTGCCACATATCTTCATAATCTATACCGCATACACGTGAAATACCACCACCTTGTCCAAAGTCGTACGTTCCTTTTCTTAGTGAAGAATTATTTTCTAATAAAATAGAATCAGTACTATTTAAAAGTATATCAGTACCACCTGTATTATTTCCAAACTCAAGTGTTTCTGCTAATGTTTCTTCACCACCACCACCGGTTACTTTATTTATGTTTACTTGTATTATTTCTTCTGTGATGTTTAAAGTAACATCTTCAGTAGTTTCAAACACATTAATATCAATTACTTCCTGAATTTCAGAAGATACTATATTAATTGTTTCGTTAGTTTCAGAAACGTTTATGTTTACATTTTCACACATTAGCGGGTTACATCATTTTTAATTAAAAAATTCCCTGAAATATAAGTTTTTACAACTCCGTCAAAATCAAACTCAATATCATAAATGTAATTAAAAGCAGGTATGTTTATGATTTGCTGATTAATACGAAATAAGCCGTTTGCAGCATCTGTAATAGTAATTCCTGCATTACCTACAGAAGTTAAAGATAAACCTACTACACCACCATATTCTTTTCGCAATTGCATACGAATAGTAGTATCTGTTAAATCTACCGGTACAGTATCTACATTAATCTCGAAGTTTACTGCCTCGAACGTATCGGATTTTATGTGTGTGAAGTTTAAACTCATTTTCTATTTTATTTAAAAATAATTGTAATTTTTGTACGTTCTTTTCTTTGGGTTTGTATGTTTCTTTTATAGTATCCATCCTGTAAAATTTGCAGAAGAATCAGGGTAAACATCAGCATTTGAATTTTGGTTATATTCAGGAAACGAAGATTGATTAAAACACATATAATCTATAAATCTATTTGTGTAAGATTGTGCTACATCACGCTCTTTTTCTATTAAGAAATCTATTTCGTTTTTATCTACGTTTGTACTTGCTTCGCTTGAGTGTTTAAATACACCTTTATTAGCAATAGTATAAGCAGCGTAGGGCAAATATTCTACCATAGACCAATGTATTACCATAGGTTTAATATAAGTGCTTAAAAGCGTTGTATATGGTTCTTCTAAATCACCTGAAACTATATCATCATTAATCCTTTTAAATAATCGAGTACCAAGATAGTTCTGTATATGAATATCCTGAGCGATTTTAATAAACTGTATAAATTTATCAGTATCAATGTTCCCATTTAATGCAGTAAATTTTACAATATCATCACGTGTTATGAAAAGTGCCTGTGCCATTTGTTAGTTTTTAAATCCCATTTTATCCCAATATTCTTGTGTGTAACCTTTTGTTGGCATATCAGCAGGCTTCATAGATACTTCTTTTTCGTTTCTAATTCTATATCCGTACTTTTCAGCTATTCTATTGCTTAATGGTTCTGCTTTTGGATTTGTTGGGTCAATTTTTACACCATTTAAATTAGCGTAAGTTCTTCGCAACCACCGATGTTCACAGCGTGGCCCGCCCTTAAAAAACCATACAGAATAATTTGCAGCACCACCCTTACCAAAGCCCGGATTTACTGCTTGACTTTCCATAGCAATTATATCTTCTTTACGATATACTTTATCTGCATTTAACATTTTATTGCAAAATTCTCTTTCGCCTGTTAAATTACCGCTATAAACGTAACGTGTAATAAAGTTTACACCATCAATTACTTTATCTTGCTCAGGGCTTTTAATGTTTGGCCTTGCAGTTCCTGTACTAACAAAATTCCATACTTTAGATAGTAGTGATTTATCTTCTTTTTTATTTATAGATTCTAATTCAAAATCTAATTCTTCTTCTGCATCGTAATCTACTTCTGTTTCATCAATCAATAACCATTCTTCACCCAATACTTCGCCTTTTTTTATTAATTCATCAGCTATAGATTCAGAACCTAAACAAGTGTGTGAACTTAAACCTGTTTCTTCAGCTACTTGTTCTTGTGTAGTAGTATTTTCTAAATCAGTAAATTCTAAAGGTTGAATAGTTTTAAAGTATAGTTTTAAAGAAATACCATTAACTGCTAAAATTTCATCTAAAGCAGCACATAGTTCTTCTTGGTATGGTTTAATAACAATGTTATCCATTAACAAGGTAGCAGTTTTAATTTCATCTGCATTATTACCTAAACCACCATCACCTGTACGTACTCCTAATAACATAGGCGAAGTTACACGATGTCCTACAATTAGTTTTTCAAAACATTCTCTACTTAAGTATTCGTAATGTGCCGGTGCATCAGTTAAAGGTAAATCATCAACTGTAGTTTTACTTTCTGCATTAGCGTTAAAAGCTACAATTACTTTTTCACCACGTGCGCCTGTTAGTTTAGAAAGCACATCGCTTTTTATTCTATCACGCATTTCTTCAGAAGGAATACCGTTGTTAAAATTGATAACTTTAGTTCCGCTAAATCCGTTAGAAATATCGTTAATTAGATAATCGGAGATGGTTTCTTCTAAATAGGCGTATGGTAAAGAACCCGAATAATCTATGGGTGTATAGTAGTGAAATCCACTAACGTAAGGTTTTACAATATAAATTTCTACTTCGTTTCCGTTACCAAAACCAAAAGCAGGAATTTTAGTAGGTTCTTCACTTGGCTTTTTCTTTGTCCAATCAGGAAAATAAAACCAATTTTCAATTTCGCCTTTTTTGTTGCATTTTTCTGCTCTTAAAGTATGCATAGGAAAGTGAGAAATAGATTTTACTTGTTTCTTTTCCATTACAACCTGCATTGCAGCCATTCCTAATAACTTGCGTTCTAATGCTACTTTTTTTAAACAGTCAGGTTTAATTAAAGAAATCATTTGTGCGTATTCATTAGGCTTTTTATTTGCATCTAATGCACCAATACCTTTTCCGTATATCATATTAGTAATACCGGTAATAATAGCACCATTTGAAGTACTATAAAGGAATCTATCTATTAAGTACTGAAAGTAGTTGTTATCGTGTCCGTATTCGATGTAATTATTTCTTTTACTTTCTCGAATCTCAGGCGATGTATAAGCCGATAAATTAACAATTGAAATATTATTATCCATAAATTATAAATTCATTTGATGTAGCGTTTGCAACGTAAACACCCTGATTAATTGTGTAAGTAGAAATAGATTGATTTGTACACATTACTTTATCTCTATAAACCACGTTTTCGCCATCAAAACAAGTTAAAGCATAAGTACGGCCATCTATTAAGAATTCAAACGTTAAATCTTCTTGAAATTGCATCCAATATTTTTCTATTACAAGTACAGGGTTTTCTATTTCGTGGTCTACATTTGCTAATTCATCTTTAAACACCATAGAAGTAATATTACAACTACGTGGCATAAATTTAAAATTTTGTGAGTATGTAGAATCCTTTAAAACTATCATTCTATTTTTTATTAAATAATAAATAAAAGTCGAAATTGTTTTAAAATAAAAAAGGGTAGCTAACGCCACCCTTAATTACATTCATATTTACTTAATTTAGTTTATTATTTTATCTTATTAGATAATAAAGATTTTATAGAAGAATAATCAGTATTTTTTAAAGGGTCTAATCCTAATTCAACCGCAACATTTTTAAATTTATTTACTAATTCTTCAGATATAGAATATTGTAATATATAATTTTGTTTTGCTATAGTTAATTCATCTATATATTTTTTTAAATCAGAATTATTTTTTTTTAAATCATCAGTTAAAGCTAATTCAACTTTTTGAGTAGCTAATTCTGTTTTAAACAACTGATTAAATACTAATTGTTCAGTAGTCATAATTTCGTTTTTTAAAATTAGTCAGTAATAATTACATTAAATCCAACTTCAGCCAAAGTATCACCCAAGAAATTAGCAGGTACACGTTCCATTCCTTTTAATTCTAATGTGTATCCTGATAAATCACCCATTGCAGTACCTGTAACAATAGTTCCACCTGTAACATCCATTCCGTGTTCTAATCCACACAAAAAGAAGTTTGAGTTGTTATCTTCTACAATTACTTGTGGGCGACCATAAGCAAGTAGTTTAATTTGTTTGTGTGTAACTGCATCTAAACTTTTCAACTGAAGTTTTACGCTTTGGTCAAAAAATGTAGTTCCGTTCTCACGTGATGAAGTTATAGTTTGGTCAAAACTATTCGTTCCTTTTAATTCGTATCTAAATGCATCAGGGTTACCTGTAACAGCATCAATAATATCTGTACCTGTAGTGTAGGTGTATCCTGTCATTTCACCCCAATTCACAAAATAAACGGCCTTCAAGCCGCCTACTGCTGATTTACAGGGTTCTAATCTTCCAAGTGTTAAATCACAAGCCATTTTTATATTTTTTTATAAGTTATTGATAATCAATTAATTATCTTTTTTTATTTGAAGTAACAATAAAAAAAAGGTGGTGTTTATTCCACCACCCTTTTCTTGTTTATTTATTATGATTATGCAGCAGGAGTGTAAAGTACAATTTCACTTCCAATTCCGTAGTTAACGGTAGCAGTAAAACGCATTACAACTCTTACATTTTGTGAACCATCGATTGGCGACATATCAATTAATTGAACTTCGTTTTGGTCTGATAACAAACCTGTTCCAAAGAATAAATTTGATTTTTGTGCAGCCATTACGTAATCATCAGCCATTCCGTTTGCAACAAAGATTTTTACACCATCAAAAGACAAACTTCCGTTGTTCCACCATTGTGTACCCATATTGTTAGTACCATTAGCACCTAAACCTGAAGCTCCAAATCCGCCTAACGCTCTAACGTAAGCACGTGCAGCTGATTGTGAAAGGTATAAGTACAAATCTTCTTTTCCGTATAATGCAGCAGGAATAGCATCTACAACTTTTCCAAGTTCAGCAATTACGTTAGCAGCAGTAATACCACCTGAAGCGGGTGAAGCAACATCAATAACAGTAGCATCAGCAGTAGCCAATGTTACAAGGCCTGCAAACTCACCTGCATTAGCGTTAACACCTTTCCAAATGTTTTGCTCTGTTTTTTCAGCAACTTTAGCAGCTACGTGTGAAATCAAATAATCAGCAAATGAAGGAGGCAAAGTATCAAAGGCAGAATAACCCATTGTAATCGCTTCCCAAGTTTGGTGAAAGTCTTTTTTACACAATTGTAAATTCACTTGAAATTCTTCAGGTTGCAAAATTCTTTCAGTTAAAGTAACTGTAGAAGTAGCATCAAAATCACAAGTAGCATCTTTAACGATACCATCTGTAGCAATTCGTTGAATTACTTGTTTGTATTTTACGTTTGGCATAACTTCGATTCCACCATTTGCAATAGTAGAACCTGAAAGTAATGCAGCAGAAATATATTTTCCTGCAAATTCGCCTGCATAGGTCGAAGTAATAGAAGTAGTAGTAGCCATTTTTTATATTTAGTTAAAAAGTTTAGACATTACAATATCTTGTGTAGACATTGCTCGATTAGGTGAAATTTTGTTTAATTTAACAGAAGATACAACTTCTGGTGAGTGTGTTAAAGGTTGAACATTAACATCAGCACTTAATTCTTGTTTAGTTGATTTTAATTCAGCAATTTCTGCACGTAGTTTTTCAATTTCAGAAAAGAACATTTCTTTAGTGATTGATTCAACTACACGTTTTGGAGCAGCAGGAGCAGCGCTCATTTCTTCTTCTGTAGTAGTTTCTACTTCTTCAGTTTCAGGTGCAACAACTTCTTCTTCTTCAGGCATTTCAATAGAAGCAATAACACCTTCTACTTCAACTTTTAAAACCATACCATCTTCAAGTTTGTATTCTCCTACAGGCAAAGCAATTCTATCTTCACCATTTACAATGAATACCGCTGCTTCTGCTTCAAACACTTCTGATTCGATAACAGTAACACCATCTTCAAGTTTCATTTGAGCGAGTTTTACCTCCATTCCCAATAACGTTTTGATTTCGTTAATTACATTCATAGTACATTTTTTATTTATTAATAATTGTTGTTTTAAATTGTTATAAATTAGTTTGGTGCAGGTTCGTTACCTTGACCTACTAAACTACCTATGCCTTGCGCTCTTAATTCACCGGTGCAGCATTTAGAGTTGTACGTGTTATCTTTACACAAGCACCCACGTTTACCACCTTTTGGCGATGTTACTTTTAGTTTCTTATTCATTTCTTGAAATTATTTCTTTAATTTTTTCAATCAATTCATCATCTTTAGCTTTTTGAAAGTTCATTTCTACTTTGTCGCTAAAATATCCTTCAATACTGAAACCTTTAACCTTTTTAGTTTTAACAAACTCCTGCCAAACATCTTCGTTGTTTACTTTCATAGAAACCATCCAAGTTCCAATAGGCATTTGTAAACCGTAGTTACGTGATTTGTCTACTTCACTTTCTACTATCCAAGATTCAACTACTGATAAATCTTTTAGCTTTGTGCTATGTTCTAACGTTGCGTTATTTTGAAACCCATTCATTAGGTACAACTCACTTGCTTTTTTAACTGTATCTTTTGAAAAGAAAATATAGTATTCTTCATCACCGCTTCTTCTGTAAATGTTTTTATTAGGTATCAATGCAGCACCCATTAAAATACGTTTATCAGAATCTACTTCAGCAAGTTTAATTTCTATTTCTTTATTTAACGCTACAAAGTTTTCTTCTATTGCAGGATTTTCTACAATTGAAATTGCTTCTACACCTGTAGCTTTATCATCATCTAATATTAATTCTACTATTCGCATTTTATTTTTATTTTAAAATTAATTTATACTGATTTTGTTTTATTTATCCTAATGTAG